GGTGCAGAAGAACGCCGGCTACCTCAACAAGGCTGAACTGACCAACGGTTGGACGATCACCTGCTTCTCCTCTGAAGGCGAGCCGCCGCAGGGGTTCCAAGCCGACCTCGTTCACATTGACGAGGACATCAACAACGAATCGTGGGTGGGGGAGATGCAGGCCCGCCTCGCGGATCGCAAGGGCCGCTTTGTGTGGTCGGCCATGCCGCATTCCAAGAACGATGCACTTCTTGGTTTGTGCGAGCGTGCGGACAAGGCGGAAGAGGACGGCGCCAAAGACCCGATCATCCGCAAGTTCACGCTGCGATTCTTGGATAACGCGCACATCGACACCGACGAGAAGAAGAAGAACATCGAACGCTGGTCAGCGTTGGGGATGGACGAGCTTCGCATGCGCGCGGAGGGCGAGTTCACCACCGAATCGACGCTCATGTATCCGACGTTCAATACGTCAGTCCACGTCTACCCCAGATCGGAGTTGCCGGGCGGTGTCGTGCCGCCGGACTGGACGCGGTACGTCGCCATCGATCCCGGGCATGCGGTGATGGCGTGCCTCTTTGGCGCCGTACCTCCGGACGAGAAGTTCTTGCTCCTGTACGACGAACTGTACATCCGACAGTGCAACGCGCTCATCTTCGGGGAGCAGTTTGAGGCCAAGGCCCGCGAACAACATTTCTACAACTTCATCATGGACATGCACGGCGGCATGCTGCGTGACCTGGGCTCCGGCCGGCTGCCGCACGAACTGTATTCCGAGGAGTTGAAGAAGCGCGGCGTCCGGTCGCAGGTCAGCGGCTTCGGGTTTACGCCTGGGTCGGATGATATCCCGGCGCGTACTGCATTGGTCCGGCAGATGCTCCACATCCGTGGCGACGGCACCACCAAGCTGAAAGTCTTGGAAGGCGCCTGCCCGAATCTTCTCAGAGAGATCAAACGCTACCGCAAAAAGACCTCATCGGTGAACGGGCAAATCTACGTCACGGATGAACCACAGACTCGCGGCGACGTGCATGCCGTCCAGACCATGGAGTACATGTGCGCATACGAGCCCAAGTACCACCAGCCACCGAAGACCTGGGGGAAAGACCCGTGGTGGGTGAAGTACCTCGCTGACAAACGACGACGACAGCAGTCATCCGAAGATAACTGCGTGATTCTAGGCCCCACTGGGAATTTGCGAAAATGAGTGACTACACGATGCCGACCGCCGACTTGGGAGACTTTGTTCTGTACTACGCGCATGAAGGCGCCGATCCAGTCCCGGCCCTGGTGACGAACGTATCCAAACGGACGCTGACGGTCTGGGCGATTGCCCCGGGCTACGGCGGGACCGAGAAGTCTTCGGTCCACCACACCACCGACCCCGGTGTGAACGAGTTCCCGGCTTGGAAGGAATCCGGTTTCTGGGCCCACAGGCCCGCCAAGGACGCCATCCTGCGGGAAAAGGTGGCTCTCTTGGAGAAGAAGGTGGCTGACTTGGAAGCCAAAAAGTCCAAGTAATCCCCCTGCAGGACACTAACCAGTAGGGAGAATTACATGCCGGACGATAACCCGCTGCGCCCGATAGTGAAGCGCTGGCTAGAGTGCATTAAGCAGGCTACGACCCACAAGAAGCCCTTCCAGTCGGACGCCGACGAAGCGATGCAGTTCTTCGCTGGCGACCCCGACTTCATGTGGAAGGACTCCTATGCGCGTGGCGAGCGGGGATACAACAAGGGCATCGATCCCCCGGCGTTCCGGATGCAGGTCAACCGCGTCTGGGAAGCCGTCCGTCTGTTCACGGCCGTCATCCATCACCGCAATCCCACGCGGTCGGTGACTCCCCGTGATTACCCCATCATTGGACCGGCACTCTTGGGCATTCAGCCCCAGCCCCCGGTTCCGCAGATGGGACCGGATGGCCAGCCAGTCATGGGGCCCAACGGCCAGCCGGTGATGATGCCGGACCCGGGGATCATGGCCTACCAGCAGGGCATCCAGCAGCAGCAGTTCCTCCAAGAGAAGCGCAAGGTTGTCGGCCGACTCTTGGAAGACTATTTGAACTACACCCCCAACGAACTGGACCTTAAGCGACACTCCCGCAAGGTGGTCGAAGAGGCGTTCATTAAGGGTGCCGGCGTTTGGTGGACAGAACTGATTCAGCCCCCGGGGGCGACGGTGAAGTTTGCCGGCTCGTTCTACGACTCCATCGACAACCTTGTGTGGGATCCGGATGCCGATGAGTTTGAAGACATTCGCTGGGCCGCCCGCAAGCGCATCCAGCCCATCGATGAGGTGGCGGAGAAGTTCGGCCTGTCGCGCGACGACCTGAAGGGGCACATCGAATCCTACGCCTCTCGCGCTGACGAGAACGAGCGCGGCTATGAAGCCAAGCGCCGCAACGGCAAGACGAACGACCTCATCTGCTATTGGGAGATTTATTCAAAGACCGGCTTCGGTGACAAGCTGAAGGATGCCGACCAGGACTTGCGTGGCAAGTTCGATGCGCTTGGAAAGAACTGCTACATCGTCGTGGCCGAGGGCGTGGAATTCCCATTGAACTGCCCGCCCAAGATGCTGCAGGAGCCAGTGGACGACGGCGGCATTCCGCAGTCGCTGTTTATGAACGCCCAGTGGCCGATCCCGTTCTGGACGGAGCCGGGCGGCTGGCCCTTCACCGTGTTGGCGTGGCACGGCAAGCCGGGCTACTCATGGCCCATCTCTCTGATCCGCCCCGGTATCGGAGAACTGCGATTCATTAATTGGGCGATGAGTTTCCTCGCTACTCGCATCGCCACATCGTCGCAGACGTTGATCGGCGTGGCGAAGGCTGCCGACCCGGACATGAAGGCCAAGCTGCTGGAGAAAGCGGAGGGTGGCTTTAAGATTGTCGAAATCTCCGAAGCCATTGGCAGGTCGGTCAATGACGTGATCTCGGTGTTCAACCTGCCCGGCGTTACGTCGGACATGTACCAGATCATCTCCGAGGTCACCGCGCTGTTCGACCGGCGAGTGGGTTTGACCGAACTCATTTACGGAATGACGCGGTCCCAGTTTCGCAGTGCTGCAGAAGCACAGGTGAAAGCGGAGCAAATTTCGGTCAGGCCCGACGATTACGCAAATATTCTGGAAGACGCTTTGGGCGACATCGCCCGCAAGGAAGCGCTCCTCGCACGGTGGCTGATCTACCCGCAGGACGTTGCGCCTCTCATGGGGCCCATGGCTGCGCAGGCGTGGCAGTTGCACGTTCAGGCAGAAGACCCGGAGTCCATCGTCCGCGAGTACGACTACCGCGTGGAAGCAGGTTCTGCGAGGAAGCCGAACATCGCCACGCGGATAGAAAACCTGAATCAGTTCCTGCCGATGGTCATGCCCGTCGCGCAGGGCTTGCTGCAGGCCGGCAAACCTGACCTGTTTAACAGCATTATGAAATCGTGGGGCCAGCTCATGCAGATGGACGTGTCGGAGTTTGAGGTTCCGCCGCCGCCACCGCCGCCTCCGCCTGGACCGCCCCCAGCCAACACGCCCCCACAAGGCCCGCCTCCCCCGGGACAATAGACCTATATATGGACATCCCCATCGAAGTTCGCCTCGCCGGCCGAGACGCCTGCGACACCTACCAGAAGGCACTTCCGCACGGCGAGCGGTGGGCGATCATGTGCGCCCTCCAGCAAGCCCCTGGAACCAAGGGTACTGATCGGGCGTTCATGGAAGGCCGCATGAACAACCAGCAGTTGAACGACATGCCGGAGCGGCAGGCGAAGTACATCGCCAAGGAAGCTCGCGAAGCCGGCATCTCCATCTCTGGGAAGTATTACTGCGGAGGCATCGCAGACAAGCGTGGCTGGCGTGACCCCAAAGCGTGGGTGTCTTGCAACGACGACATCCTCAACGTCGCCAGGGAACGCCGAATGACCGTTTCGGGCACGGTGAACTATGACCCCGGCGTGGCTCCGCCCAAGCGCAAGAAGATCAACGAACGCATCGTGAGCGAGGAAGTCGCCCGCATTAAGCGAAACAACCCGCATGTGAATGCTGGCGAGGTCCGCGAACAGATCATTGAAAAGCACTCCTACAAGGCAAAGGGTCGATAATGTCCACTGAGATTGCTCGTTTTTATTCCGGCGCCGTCATCACCGCCTGTTCGTCGGCTGCGTCCACCACGCCCCGCATCCCCTATGGCCGGTACTCCGGCGGTGGCGTGATCATCGCCAACACCAACGGGGCCACGCAGATCAACTGGTACGCCGCCATTGGGCCAGAGGACGTGCCGGTTCAGATTTACTCTGACGGAACTGCTGTGACCACGGCCGTGACCGTTGGCGCCATGCCGATTCCGGATGCCTGCTTTGGGTTCCCGTACGTGGCCCCGGTGATCTCCGGCGCCACGACGTGCGCCATGACCGTCCCCATGAAGGGCTGATCATGTCGATGAACCCCCGC